TCACAGGTACCAGGTCGTGATGCAAAGTGGAAAGAAGAAACAATCCGTAATACTTCTGAAGAACAATTTAGGCAAGAGTTTGAAACAGAATTCATTGGTTCTTCTGCCACTCTGATTACTGGTGCTAAATTGAGGTCATTGGCATTTCGTGACCCACCATGGCAAGAAGAATGTCTGGACATTTATGAGCAACCACAACAAGGCAGAATGTATATTGCCACCGTAGATTGTTCTGAAGGGGTTGGTCTTGATTACCATACAATTAATGTACTAGATGTTACTGAAACCCCTTATAGGCAGGTCGCTAAATATAGAAATAACAAGCTACCATTGTTGTTCTTTCCAACGGTCATTTATAGTCTGTGTAAAAGATACAATGAGGCCTACGCATTGATTGAAACCAATAATGTGGGTCAACAGGTAGTAGATATTTTACATTATGATTTGGAGTATGAATATGTTTATAAGATTGACCATCACCACATCAAAGGTCAAACCATCTCAGGTGGTTTTAGAAAATCATCCGGTTTTGGCATTAAAACTACCAAAACCGTTAAGAAAATTGGTTGTGCTAACCTCAAAACGCTCATTGAATCCGACAAGTTACTCATACAAGACTTTGATACAATAGCAGAACTGAATACTTTTGTTCGTGTAAGAGATTCATATGCGGCTGAAGAAGGTAATAATGACGACATTGTGATGGGTCTGGTACTGTTTGCGTGGCTTACCGCACAGACATACTTCAAAGATTCTACGAATATTGACATTCGTAAGGTACTTTTGGAAGAAAACGATATGCTTGGCGATGAAGATATGGCACCAGTTGGATTCATTGATGACGGTTTAAAACCAGAAGTTACTGTAGATTCTGGTGATGTTTGGTCGGAAAAAGGTTATATTTCGTCAAGATTGTAAAAACATAAATACACTATAAATTGAAAAGAATTTGACCCGATAACAAAAGGAGAAATCCATGGCATTTCAATTATCCGCTGGGGTGAATGTATCAGAAATCGATCTGACTACAATTGTCCCATCAGTCTCCACTTCGATTGGAGCATTTGCCGGTCCATTTGCTTGGGGTCCAGCTGGTGAAATCATCACTATTTCCGATGAGGTCCGTCTTGTTGATACATTTGGCAAGCCTGATTCTACAAATTATGAATACTGGTTCTCTGCTGCAAATTTTTTGGCATATTCAAATAACTTAAAAGTTGTTCGAGCTATAAATGAAGGTTCTAGCAAAAACGCTACAAGTGGTACAGCTATTTTAATAAAAAATGAAGATTCTTGGGAAAATAACTATTCAGGAGGTTCCTCAAACACCCATGGTGTATTTGCTGCAAGATATGCTGGTTCTCTAGGTAACTCACTTAGAGTTTCTATGGCAGATGCTGCTACTTATGGTTCTTGGGCATATGCTTCTCAATTTACATCAGCTCCAGCTAATTCATCGTATGCTACAAAACAAGGTGGTTCTTTTGATGAACTACATGTGATTGTTATTGATGAAGATGGTCTGATAAGTGGCACTCAAGGTACTATTTTAGAGAAATATCCTTTTGTTTCAAAAGGTTCAGATTCAAAAGATGATTCTGGCAATTCTAATTATTATAGAAATGTAATTACTGCTCAATCAAAATACATTTATTGGATGGACCACGCAATAGCAAATGGTGCAACTAATTGGGGTACAACCGTTTCAGCTAAAGCATTTGCTAATCTTTCTTCAAATGTAACTGTATCTTTAACTGGCGGCGTTGATGGTACAATCTCTACTGCCAACGTAGTAACAGCTTATGATGCTTTTGATTCTGCTGAATCAGTAGATATTTCGCTAGTTGTTTCTGGCCCAGCCAATCAAACTTTGGCCGACTCACTTATTTCAATGTGCGTTGATAGAAAAGATTGTTTAGTATTTTTATCACCAGAAAAAGCCGATGTTGTAAATAATCCTGGCGATGAAGTTACTGATACCGTTGCTTATCGAAACACACTAACTTCTTCTTCGTATGCTGTTTTAGATGGCAATTGGAAATATCAATACGACAAATACAACGATGTTTACCGTTGGATTCCTTGCAATGGCGATATTGCTGGTCTTTGCGCTCGTACAGATTTAGAGCGTGATCCGTGGTTCTCACCAGGCGGTTTAAATCGTGGTATTTTGAAAAATGTTATTAAGTTGGCTTACAATCCAACCAAAACAAATCGTGACGATCTGTATGTAAAAGGAATTAATCCAATCGTTTCATTCCAAGGTGAAGGCACGGTTTTGTTTGGCGATAAAACGATGTTGAGCAAACCATCTGCGTTTGATCGTATCAATGTTCGCCGACTGTTTATTGTTCTGGAGAAAGCAATTGCTCGTGCTGCTCGCTTCTCTCTGTTTGAATTCAACGACCAGTTTACCCGTGCTCAGTTTGTAGCACTTGTAGAACCATTCTTGCGTGATGTACAAGGTCGCCGAGGTATTACTGACTTCCGTGTTGTTTGTGATGAAACGAATAACACAGGTGAAGTTATTGATCGCAACGAGTTTGTTGGCGACATTTACATTAAACCTGCTCGTTCAATTAACTTCATTCAACTTAACTTTGTTGCAGTTAGAACAGGCGTTTCGTTTGATGAGGTTGTAGGACAGTTCTAAATAGAGAAACAGGAGAAAAATAAATGGCATTCAATGTAAACGAATTTAGAAGTCAGATGATTGGGGACGGTGCCCGTCCTAATCTATTTGAAGTTTCTATGCCGTTTCCTGGTTTCTCTGCGCCAGGTAACGCACAAACAAAATTAACATTTATGTGTAAGACAGCACAATTACCTGGCGCTACGCTAGGTGTTGTGCCTGTTCAATACTTTGGTCGTGAACTCAAATTTGTAGGTAACAGAACATTTGCTGATTGGACCATTACGGTTATCAACGATGAAGATTTCATTATTCGTAACGCATTTGAGCGTTGGATGAATGGTATCAATTCACATAATCTTAATGTTCGCACACCAGCTGCTCTTTCACCACTTGGGTATACTGTTGATGGCGATGTTACACAATTTGGTAAACAAGGCAATACTCTTAAAAAATATAAATTTGTAGGACTCTTTCCAAGTGATGTTACTCCAATTGATGTTGATTGGGGTTCAAATGATACAATTGAGGAGTTTTCAGTTACTCTCACCTATCAATGGTGGGAATCAGTAGCAGACGGTGTAGTGTAAGAAGAAAGGCTTCGGCCTTTCTTCACTTTTATAGGATGATATATTAATGGCTATTAAGCTCTTCGGCTTCACCCTAGGCAAAAAAGATGTTGTTCAGGTTCAATCACCTGAGCAACCCTCTTTTGCACTTCCAACTCCTGCACTCGATGATGGTGCAGTTACAATCACACAAAATGCCTATTACGGTACATATGTTGACCTAGAAGGTTCTATTCGTAATGAATTAGAACTCATTACTCGGTACCGTGAAATGGCAAATCATCCAGAATTAGAAATGGCAATTGATGATATTGTCAATGAAGCCATTTCACACGATGAATCTGGTCGTACAGTTAATATTGTATTAGATAAACTAAAACAACCAGATGCAGTTAAGAAAAAAATTGTAGAAGAATTTGAAAATATTCTTCGTATGTTAAATTTTGGCAATCTATCAGATGATTTGTTTAAGCGTTGGTATATTGATGGTCGTATTTACTATCATGTAGTTGTAGACGAAAATGATCCAAAATCTGGCATACAAGAACTACGGTACATTGACCCACGCAAGATTCGTAAAGTGCGTGAAGTTAAAAAAGAACGTGACCCAAAAACTGGTGCAGACATTATTAAATCAATTGCTGAGTATTATGTTTATAGTGATCGTGGTACTGCAACACAATCATATGGTGCATCGGTAAATTCTGGCCTTCGTATTGCACCAGATGCAATTGTAAATGTAAACTCTGGTTTGATGGATGCCAAAAACACATTTGTTATTTCTTTTCTTCATAAGGCAATAAAGCCACTTAATCAGTTAAGAATGATTGAAGATGCGGTTGTAATCTATCGCCTCTCACGAGCACCAGAACGCCGTATATTTTATATCGATGTAGGTAATTTACCAAGAGGCAAGGCTGAACAATATATTCAGTCAATCATGGTCAAATATCGTAACAAGATGGTTTACGATGCAAACACCGGTGAGTTGCGTGATGACCGCAAACACCTTTCGATGCTTGAAGATTTCTGGTTACCACGCCGTGAAGGTGGTAAAGGCACAGAGATTACCACATTACCAGCAGGCCAAAACCTTGGTGAGTTGGAAGATGTAAAATACTTCCGCCAAAAACTTCTACAATCACTTAATGTACCTATCAGCCGTTTAGAACCACAACAAGGTGGTATGATTGGTCTTGGTCGTACAACTGAAGTTACCCGTGATGAGGTTAAATTTCTTAAATTCATCATTCGTTTACGCAACAAATTCTCACAAATTTTTGACCACGCTTTAGAGAAACAATTAGTTCTTAAAGGTATTTGCACTAGAGAAGAATGGCAAAATTTTAAAGAACAAATCTATTATGATTATGTAAAAGATAATAACTTTACTGAACTGCGAGATGCAGAACTTTTACAGAATCGTGTCCAAACACTTCAAGTTGTTGACCCATATGTTGGCCGTTATTTTTCTGCTGAGTGGGTTCGCAAAAACATTCTTCAACAAACACAAGAAGAAATTGAAGCTATTGATGAACAAATCAAAAAAGAATCAGATG